ATGCTGACTGATAAAAAGATCAACCAACTGACGCCGAAAGAGACACAATACAAAGTCGCAGACCGCGACGGCCTTTATTTGCTCGTTTATCCGACAGGTAAAAAGACGTTCAAATTTAACTACCGCTATAACAATCGCCAGGAAACTCTGACCATCGGAAGTTATGGCGAAATTACGCTCGCACAAGCCCGTCAGGAACTGATGCAGGCACGTTCCCTTTTAGCTCAAGGAATATCGCCCGCGCGTAAAAAACAGACAGAGGCGCGGCAGTCTAAAGACGATACCTTCGGGGCGTGGCTCGAGCGTTATGTCGCTGATGCTAAGGTCGCAGATTCGACGGCCAAAATGCGGCAGTATGCAATTCAAAATCACCTAGCTCCGGCGCTGAGTAAATTGCAGTTGTCCGAAATCACAGACAACGATGTACGTCGCTTGGCAGACAAGCTAGTCGCAGAGCAAGCGCCAAGTACGGCGCTCCTTTGCCGCATGCTGATTAAAAATGTTTTCAAGTACGCCTCGACCCATGGCGGTCCGAAACTGCGCAGTCCGACCGAGGACGTCCCTCCCTCCACAATTCACGTAAACGCGCCAAAAACAAGGGCACTGGCACCTAAGGAAATCGGCTATTTGCTTAACGCAATGGATAGAACTTCTTGCGATTTGCTCAGCATCAGTGCCGTGAAACTGGCGCTGTATACCCTGCTGCGGAAGTCTGAGGTCATCCATGCAACCTGGCAGGAAATTGACTGGGATGAGAAGGTCTGGCGTATTCCAAAAGAGCGCATGAAAACTAAAAGGCCTCACAATGTTTATTTAAGCAATCAAGCCTATGACATACTGGTTTGCCTTCGGACATTGAGCACAAGTAAAAGCGATTTTATTTTTCCAGCTAAATATGGTCTGAGCAAACCGCTAGCTAATTCCACACCGAATAGGCTCATAGAAACCTGTCGGAAAATTATGGCTCAGGCAGGGATTAAGTTCGATTCCTGCACGTTACACGATTTTCGGCGAACCGGCAGCACTATTTTGAACGAGAACGGTTATAACTCTGACTGGATCGAGGCGAGCTTGTCCCATGTGGCCTCGGGTATTCGAGCGGTCTATAACGTGGCTGACTACGCTAAGCAGCGCCGGAAAATGCTGCAGGATTGGGCCGATATGGTCGATTCCTACAAAGAAAAATATAAACTTCCTGAATAAGAAAAAGCCCCGCCAAATCAGCGGGGCTAGTCAATTATGCGGGCATTTTAAACCGCATCACATAGTCATAATCGTATCGGACGGAGCGCCCTAATCGGAATTGAGGCACCAGTTTTCCGGCCTTTTCCAGCCGCCACAAAGTTGTCCGGCTAATTTTTAAAACCCTCATAACATCTAGGCGGTCGAGCTTAGGCTTTCCAAAGTCTCTGCCTTGCTTCATTTTTCTTTCTCCTTCTCATAGGCTTCCGGTAATTCTCTAAAGGCCAGCACCTCGGAATCCGTGTACTTTTCCCAATAGCCGAACGGATCTAGGCAGCCGACTGTCACAAAAGGCTTCACGTTCGGCTGATCTTTAAGTTTTACAGTTAGTAGATAAAAGCCTGACACGGTAGGTTTTACCGCAGGATAAGGATTCCAAGCGTCCTGACGATAGCCCTGGACTAATTCAATATCTGCCTGGTCCACATAGCAATTTACGAACAGCTGGTATGGGTAAGAGTGCAAAGGAATTCTCTTAGCAAAGAGGACTTCCTTGTTCCCGTTGCCCATGTTGCAATCGCATATCCGATTAATTTCCTCTTCGGTGAAATATTTCTCCAAATTTTCTCTGGCAACCTGATTCTTTATTCTCCACTTTCCCGTGATTCCTGTTTCAATGAGACACCAGGATTTGATTTCGGAAAGCGGGCAGGTGAAATAATCGCCGTCGTCAAAAAATCCGTCTATCACAGTCCCGTACCTTAATGCTGCAGGATCTGTTGGGCTCTCATCGAAACTAACTAAAAAGCATTCGCCTTTGTTGCCTTCGCATAATTCTCTGGGTATCGGTCCCTTTTTCATTTGAACAATCATTTTGTCCTCCATAAAAACAAAAACGCACTGATTTCTCAATGCGCTTTTGTTTGGCACCCTCGATTGAGAGTGCCGTATGGATTAAAAGGTTTACTTATTAACAGCCGGAGTAGATGGGCAGTTCTCCGGACAAAAGTTCTTCCAGTTTCTGGACGTGAGCTTCCATCGCCTTAGCAAATACTCGCTGCAGTTGCTGCAGTTCATACCACAGCTTCAGTTCTCCGCTGCTTCGGTCAATCCTGTAACGGAGCTTGGCTCGAATGGTATAGGCGGGGCCGTCTTCAAACACCGGAATGCCAATTAGGAACTCAGCCGGGACGCTTACGTGGCCTTCTGAAACTGCTCCGGAAGGACTTTTTTCTGTGTAGACGAAAGAAGCCATTCCGTTTGCCAAAGAGACCTTAGAGCCGAACGTTACGTTGCGAACATCGTTCAGGTTTGTGACGGCCTCCAGCACTTCTGCAGCACTTGGTGCTCTCTTCCCATCTCCCACAATGTCCGCGATGTGCTCGTCAAGAAACTCAGCAAATTCGATTTGTGACATCCGCTTCTTGTTATTGGAATTCCAATCTCCCCATTCAATGCTTTTTTCAGGTTCATATTTAGCAACCTGATCCCGCCAGTTCGGTTGACCGCGTTTAATGTCATTAAAAACCGCACTCGCCGTGAATATCAGAGACTTAATGGACTTGGTCAGATAAAGATTTGTTGAATCAGTTTTGTAATCCTTGACATATTGGCAGAACGATTCAATGTCATTGAAGAGGAGGAAAAAGTTTTTGATCCTGGTAGGAGCCTGCAAGAGATCTTCTCTACCTGTTACTTCCCAGGAATGTCTGCCTACAGGTTTTGCTACCATCGGCACGCCTTCAACCTCAAAAACAAACGGCGCCTTTAAATCTGCTGGCGCCGGGATGCATTGAGCAAGTTCTTCGGTTGTGAACTCTTTCACTTCTTTCTTTTCATCCATAGGTTCCTCCATTAGTTAGTTGGATGATGAATTACGCCGTCGTCATCAATATCAATCGGCGCTCTATCTGCTTTTCCAATCTCAGGGAATAAGTCTCCCTGTCGGTCGAGGTTGGAAACCAGTTCCATTTTTGAATTGACAAACAGGGCAGACTGACCGGCTTCTTGCGGGATCTTTGTTGTGATCTTGTCGGTGACAATCACAGCTTCAACCATTCCGCCGTTTTTTGCGTTCGGTTTGACCGTCAACTCAATAACGAGTTTTCCCGGCTTTCCTGTTTCGTAGACGGATTTGACGACCTGCTGCATGGCCTCAGTTGCTTCCATTGAGGCCGCGCCTCTGCGCAGTGTTGCAAAGGTAGTTTCAAAGGGTTTGCTCATTTCTTTGCTCCATTAAAAAAGCCCTCCGAAGAGGGCGCTTTGTTAATATTCTTGCTCGTCATACATGCACTGCATGAGTTGTTCGTGAGGAGATACGGTGATCAATTCTTCTATGTTGTATTTGTTTAGAAGATCAAGGGCTTTTTGTTTGTGCTCGGGGAGGATTTCCCAGAAGTCTGTTAGTCCGTCTTTGAAGAAAACAACGTCTGAATAGACCTCAGCATCTTCATCATTACATTCTTCAATCCGATCAAAAAGACTTCCAGCACGGATCAGCTTGAATCCCCAAACCCCTAGCCCCGGAGCCTTGGGATACGAGCATTCGAGCACTGTGCCATCTGATAATAGTATCCCTTTGTCCTGAGCTTCATAGGCTCCGATTTCATCGTAAATGTCACCTTCAAACTCAATCAGATCATCTGAAGATCCGTAGATTTTTGTTGCCATATTTTCTCCAAAAGAAAACCGCCCGGAGGCGGCTGTTAAATGTCAATTTTCTCCAATCTCATCAATTCGGGACCGGGAAAGGGAGCGTCAAAATCAAACAACTCACAGCCGTGACCACCAAAAACAAAATCACCGTTTACATAAGTCAGGATTTCATAGAACTGCTCACCAGTCTCGGGATTGTTCAAAAGCACAATGATTTGTTCTAAATCCTCGAATTTATGATTTCTAGGATCATCTGTGTTTTCAAGTTCGAGTTTCATTTGTTCGTCTCCGGTTGATATGGGGCGGGAAGGGCCCTAAATGCGATAACACGATTGTGTTCTTCGTCCCAATTGCCTACACTGTCGCAGAAGTTCGTCCTTACGTAATACGCATCACCTTTTTTACAGGTCACTAGATAAAGTCCCATTTCCGGGGGTGCTACGTCAGGATAGGGATTCCACTCGTCAGGGTTGAAACCTCCTGTATTCCAAGAAAAAACTCTATTAGAGAGATCAAGAAATACGCCTTTTCCTAAATCGTGTAGAGAAACACAAAATGCGCCGTCTTCTAGTTGGGCTCGGCACGCTTTGTCAATCTTTTCATCAGAGAAGAAGCGATTTACCCATTGTTTGAGTTTAGGGTCTTTAATCTTCCACATCTTTTTCCTCCTACACACAGCCGCCACAGCAGCCGTGGGGTACATTTTCGTTAATCATTTTGAGAATCTCTGCCTTGTGCTCTTTAAGCTCTGGGTAGGTCTCAAATAAATAGAAGTCGCAGATGTCGAGCCAGGGACCTTCCTCAACGTGCTCACACCAGTGAGAATCAAACCAGACGCTTCCGCCAGAGATAAGCGAGACAACCTCTTCATAGATCTTCCCGTCTGCCTTGAATTTCAGACGGCCAAAGCAGAGGTTTGGATACCCGCCGTCATAGTCAATGAATTCAAACTGCATACAGTCTCCAAAAGAAAAGCCCCGCTCTCGCAGGGCTTTTTAGTTAGCGCTGAATATCCGAGGATTTCTCGGTAGTTGGTTGTTCCTGAGTAACTTCGCCTTCCTCAATATCTTTGAAATCCTCGACGGTGACAGCATTGATGTCAATGACATCTTCAGGCTTAACTTCCTCTCCGGCTTCTCGTTTCGCGTCAACATTAGCCACCTGCAGAGCCTCAATTGAAACAGGCAAATATTTGAACAACCTGCGGATAACGGTCTTTTTGGCCATCTCTTCAAAGTAGTTGTTCCAGATGTTTTTGGACTTCGCTTTTGCTTTGACGGCCTCAACCTCAGCTCTGCTCATAACCTCGAACTGGTAGCCGCCACCGCGCAGGGTCGCAACTGCGTATACAAAGGTGATCGGCTGTTTATCGCGCCCGGCCTCCGGAGACGGAATATGATGGATGTCTGAATGAAGTCCAAGCTGATAATTAAAATCGTCACCTTCACGAACGGCATAAGCATTCAAAGACAAAACTTGTCCGGAACGACGGGCAAGGTCAATCATTCCGCGGTAGCCCAAAATCAACTGACATTCTTTACCGTACGGTACGAGGTACGCTTGACCCAGGGCCGAGCCAGGTTCTAATCCCAATTGAGCAGATTGCATCACAGCGCCCATAAACGACGCCTCGGTGGTGTTGAGAAGGGCAGGAGTTTTTCTAAGCTCTGTGGCAGCAATGCGAGCCAGGCGGTCTGCGTTCAAGTGTTTTGGAATAGCGAGCGCCAACTGTTTTTTGAACTGGTCTGATAAAACATGTTGGATAATTGCCGGTGCTTTCGTTTTTGGTTTGGCGACTGGAGCAGAAGGGGCGCCGACAGCGGCGGCGAGTTGGTCAGATGTAGACATAATTTAATTCCTATGAAAAAGCCCCTCGAACCGGAGGGGCTTTGGTTGATTAAGAGTTACGAGAAATAAGCCAGAGGCAAAAATAAAGCCCGCTTGTGCAGGCATGAAGGGAATTTGGCTCGGTTGATCCGGCTCAACCGAGAAAGCCTTTTCTTGTTGCACCGTACTGTAGTGCTCGAAGCGAATATTACACAAAACCGCTCTTTTTATCAGTAGAAACCCTGCTCATTTTGTGTAGCCATCAACCTAAAAGGTTACGCACACACGCATTACACGAGTTGAGGATTCCTTGAGGTAGTCGTAGTAATCATCCAGGTGGTCTTCCCGGAAGGTATCCGTGTCGAAACGTTTTGAGGTTTGCGTTTTGTAGGTGAGGACTTTCTTGCCATCGAGCGTAAGGATTTCGTTGTCCTTCATGCTTATTGCAATTCTGGTTTTGAGCGCGTCCTGCTGCTTTTTAAGTTCCTTAATTTCACCAGCAATACGTGCATACTCACCATAATCAATAGCAAGCTCACCTTGAGCCTCCACAGCTTTTCCGTTACTTTTTCCATATAGCTGAAGTACGTCATCAATGTTGATCGGGTCAGGCGGAATCTTCTTCAGAACGTTTTCGTTCCAGAAGCGGGAGCACTTTTCTTTGATCACTTGAAACACGTCCGGACGAGCATCTACCCAGTACATCCGGAAATCAGATCCTCCGATTAGAACCGCGAGATACATTCCTTTGAGCTTAAGAATGCCGCAGTACCACTGAATCTGAGTTTCGTAGTAAAGCGGAATTACGTGCTCTGTTCTCAGATTGTTTTGTTTAATCTCGAGCTCCTGGCTCGGGCCCCAAAGGTCAGCGGTAAAAGCGTTTGCCGTCTTAGCCTCAAAAGCGACATCCGTGTTAATAATGCGCTCGACGCCCGTGATGTCGGCATACTTCTCAATTTCTTCAACCTTCAGTAGCGGCCGAACTTTTCCCGCAATCTCAAGATTGATAATCGCTCGGTCGATGTTTGCAATCGCCCAAGGAGTTTCCGGATCAGCGAACTGGTGAGAAACATTTTGAACTCTCTTGCCGGTGCGCAGCTGAAATTCTTTTGCGACCGTATCTTCGAGAACGGTTCCCCAGTAAGCAGGCTCGGACATTCCCTTGTCCTCAGAGAGACCGAGTTTGTCATTCCAAACATCCAGCGGAGTCTTCCAAGGATTCAGCCCGAGGACGGCTGCCACATCGGAGCCGCCGATACCTGTACGCCGCCCCTTTAACCAGGCGGCTCTTTGTTCGTTAGTCATTTTCTACTCCAATAAATAGCGCAGAGAAAGGTTCCTGGGGCCCCTGCGGGAAAGTCGCCTTTTTCTGTCTCTTCGGTTTTACTTTTGTTGCGTAATACTCTCGGCCCTTCTTGTTGATTTCTTCTTTGTGCTCGAGGTAGTAGAGGCGCTTTCTCTCTTTCTCAGTGAGTTTTAATGCCATTCGTTTTCCTTCAAATATTCATCAAACAAAGGCTCAATTTCAGGGTGTCTTTCGTCCTCTCCCGCCTCAGCAAGTTCGTTAATACGTTTGCCGCAATACCGAGGGATGTATTTCTCAAAGAAATCCTCAAGGAGCCGTTCATATTCGGCTTGGCGTTTTTCTTCCTGCCAGCTCAGTTGCCAAAGGTCACCAGGACCCGGGCAAGTTCTCGGAGTTACATGCATAACAACCACCTTTGAATTGCAGTAGCACTAAAAATGAAATCCAGGATTAGGAAACCCAGTGAAAATCCAACCACAGCGCACAGAAAGCATGTAAATGTGTTTTCAAGCAGGTCATCAAACTTCTTCATATCAACCTCCAAAAGAAAAGCCCCCGAAAGCGCACCAAGGAGTACCGCGCTAACGAGGGCCAGGAGAGAGAAACTTAGAAACTTTTGACATCTGGATAGATGTCTCGGTCAATCGTTTGCCACACCAGATCAGAAATGAAATTCGACGCATACTCTTTAAAGAGCGCCTTGACTTCCTTCTGGGCCTCAGCAGTCGAAACAACGTGAGCCAAATCAAGCGTTATCTCTTTCTTTCCAGAGAGCAGGGCGGAAACAACAGCGCGCTCTGCATACGTGAGAGCATCAGTGAGACAAATTGCAGAACCTCGTTCTTTCAAAATGTCTTCAACAGCAACATCAAAAATCTGTTTTTGTTCATCTACTAACAGGTCCATTTTTCTCTCCTTAAAACAATGTAAAAAAGACCACATTCAAAAGCTCCCCTAAGCGCAAAAATTGGAACTAACAAAATTGGTAAAAGCCCGGGGAGCTTATGAAGATGGTCTGAAGGTGCTCGTCTTTCCGAGCTGTCACTGGTTTTAAAGATCCAGGCTGGATTCGTTTTCCTCAAACGCTGGCCGGATATATTCGACCTGCGGAAGGAACTTAGTCAGAACCTCGGAAATTACTTCCTTGCAGATCTTGAGAGTTTCAAAACAATGATTGTTCTCTTTCTGCATCTCCATTGGCTTGACTGAGTTTTCCGCTGTCTGGTTAGGATATTTGTATTTGAAATCCTCAAACCAGATATTGAATAACTTGGCGTCACTGTCATAGCTGATCGAACCGATCATCACGGCATCGTAATAAACCAGCTTGGCCTTGAGACGTTCTTCATCCAGCCACTCCCGATCTTCCGGAAACTCGTGAACGAATTTCAATTTTTTGGGTTCAAATTTCATAATTAACCTTGTTTACAGGTAACAAAAAAGCCCACCGAAGCGGGCTATCGAAGTATTAGAAAATTCCTAATAGCTCGAGGGTTGATTAAGCGGGACGTTCGCCAGCTTCGTACGCGGCGAGTACGTTTTCTAAATGCTGGATTGCTTCTTCTTTTTTCTTAAAGGCTTCCCAGCTAGTCTTGTTATAAAGAAACATTTGAAGACCTTCGAGTTTTTCGCAACTCTGAAATGCTGAAAACATCCATTTTTTACGATCAACCTTCAAAAGATCACAAACGTACTCGCCCTTATAAAACACCTTAAATTCATAGTTAAACGACGTGTACTCCGTAACTTTTTTACGTTCATAGGTGGCTAACATGTTTTCTCCTAATAATTTGACTTTCGGGTTAGGCCTGTAAGGCTTCAAATCTTGCAAAAATGACCTCTAGCTCAATGAGCGCCCGTCTTTTTGTCCGGAAACTCAGACCGAAAACGTTTGCCAATAACAAATCGTTTACCTTGTCTTGTTCTTTCATAAAGAATCCGGAAAAGCGCCAGTCATTAGGCTTCGGTCTAATTAAGCTGATGATGTTTTGACCCTTGTAGTAAATCTCATAAACTCTAGGGACGACGCGCTTAACTTTTAAAAGCATTTTTTCTCTCCTGTAAAAACAGAAGCGCCCTCCAGTGTGTGCTAGATGTATCCAAAGGAGAAGTTGCCGGAAAGCGCTTTTGTTTGTGAACTGCTTTTTGTCGGCCCCTACTCGTACCTGACGACTTTAACGTCACAATCCTTTCAGCATTCCTCGCCGTGCCGTCGCTTTCGCTAGACATCTCGGGCCAATTCACTGGCCGCCCGGTTGAGTTCATAGCCTTTCGGTTTACTCGGCCTTAGAACCCTTTTCCTTCCTGACAAGCTTCAGAAGGATTTTTAAAGAACGTTTGCTTGGTGAGGAAAGAATAACATAATGTTATGTTAAAACGCAAGCAAAACGTTATGCAATAAATAACATTAAGTTAGGTATTTGTGCCGATTTGTTTCTTGTACGCAACAAAAAAGCCGCTTATAGCGGCTTGGAGTAAGAGATAAAAAGACTATTTCTCTAATTTTTTTCGATATTTCATGAAGTCTGACATGACCGTGTATGTCTGAGACTCTATAACCGAGCTTACTATCCCGTACTTATCTGGAGCGTATTTGAAGTTCTTATCGACTAGCTCAAGAACTCTCTGATAATTGTCTCGGCACTTTTCTTGAGCCATTTTTGTTAGGTACATAATGTCGATTTTCCCGTCTTCAAGGTTTTCGTAGTGGGCACGGAGACAAATGTTCAGGGCAAAATAGGCTAAAGCAGCTTCCTCGTCTTTGCTAAGTTTCTTGGGTAGAGGTTTTGGTGCGGGCTGATCTGGCGGGTTTTCAAAGACCCTAGGATCTTCTCCGGCTCCTCTATCGGTATGAACGACATCCTTTTCAATTATGTCTTTGTATTCCCGGCTCACCCTTTCATACCAGTCTTCAATGCAGAATTTAGACGTGCATGCTTCTCTCTCCTGCCAATTCTTTTTTACTAGTGCCTTAAATTCTTTGCTGTTACCTGTTTTCTTCTTTGCGAGTTGGTAAATTTTGCCCAATCGCTCATCCTCAATCGACAAAATAGGGTCGCTACAAATCATTTTTTCCGGCCAGCTTCTTGCTTTGCTGCAATCAAAACTAGCACCGTATGAATTGACGGCGGAGAGAAGCAGTAACGGGAGTAAAAGTATTTTTTTCATTGTCCTTGCCCTTCAAAAATAGCTCTGAAATCGGTTTTGGTTAGACAAATGTCCCGTGCCAAACATAGACAACGCGACCAACGATTTCTAACTGTTCCGATCCGTCTAGTTCTTCACTTAGTTTCACTGTGGGATTGTCGGAGGAAATGACGACCGCTCCCTTCAAATTCTTATTAACTCGTTTAATGAACAGAGTGTCGTATGAGCGCAGGACATAGATCCCATCATAGAGATCCTTCACGCCTTCATCGATCAAAACCTTATCACCTGGTGCAATCGTCGGCAGCATAGAATCTCCGTGGCCAGTGAGAACTTTCAGATTCATGGGATTAGAAGGGTTGAGGCGGCGGACAAAATCAGGCGCCAAGGTCAGGCCGCCGATAATAACATCCTGTTCCAGGACGCTAGGGTCATCACCCATTGTTCCGGTGTTAGCTAACTCCGGTACGCGCACGCCGTCCGCAGGCTTATCAATTGAATCAATGAGCATTCCCGTGTGGTCGGTGTCCATCCAGCCGCGGCCTAGTTTCAGCTTAGATTCAATGTCACGGGCCAACTTGTCTCCCATCAAATACGGCTTACCCGTACTGCTGCGTACCGATTGAGCGCGGATAAAAGACAAGGATGGATCATTCCTTCTGCGTCCCAGCTTTTCGTTTAGGGCCGGTATTGTCCCTTCTTCCTCAATCAGCAGTTCGAGATTCTCTCGGCGGATTTCACTTACAGGTCTCATAGTTTTTCTCCTTAAGCACATTAAACAACATTTTGTTAATTTGACATAACTAAATGTTATGCGTAATATCAAAACAAAACGTTATGTGTAGGTAGCAATGAAACTCAAACACTATTTTGAAAAACATCCTGAGATTTCTCAGAAGCAGTTGGCGGAAAAACTAGGTGTTACACCTGAGTTTGTAAGCATGCTGGTTGCTGGCAAACGTACCGGATCAATCGAGAAGTGCATTTTGATTGAAGAGCTAACAAACGGTGAGGTCACAGTTGAAGACCTCAGGCCTCAGAACTCTTGGAACAAAATGCGCAACAACCTTTTGCGCCGAATGATCAATCAGTAGGTGAGATCATGTCCTGGCAAGATTCAGACGCAGTGCGGAAACTTTTTGTCGGTAATTCGGCGGCAAAAAGCGTACTGCGCTGCCTGGCTGATTTCAAAAATGAAAAAACGGGGAAGTGCAACCCAAGCACCGACACGATAGCCAAAGAGACCGAGCTAAACAGAAAAACTGTTTATAAGGCCATCAATTACTTAGAAGAAAAAGGGTTTATCCGTAGGGAGCGGACTGTTCTCAACTCCTCAAATAATTACTTTCTGAATCTTGTTGCAAGTGCTGGTACTCCCATAAACGGTAGTACCAAAAACGGTAGTACCAAATATGGAACTAGTCCCAAAAACGGACATTCCGTAGTACCAAAAACGGTACGTGTGGTAGGCCCAAATACGGGACACGAACCAGTAAATGAACCAGTAATAGAAACAATTAATACATCTAACGATGTATTAATCAGTAGAGCCGAAGCCGGCTCTACTGACGCTCAGAAAAATGTCGCGAATGAAAGTGAGAAATTCAACCTCACCGAACCAAAAGAAGAACTCACTCCCAAACAACGGTCGGCACAGATAGGTTCTCATTGTCCACACGAAAAAATCATCGCCTTGTATCACGAATGTCTGCCAATGCTGCCGACAGTCCGGATCTGGTCAGAGGATAGAAGAAAAATGTTAGCGGCTCGCTGGCGGACGCTGGTTAATGACAAGGGCTATCAGTCCGAAGAGGAAGGCCTTGGATGGTTTAAGAGGCTGTTCGGATACATAAGGCGATCGCGCTTCCTCACAGGTGAAACACCTCAGAAGGAAGGGCGCACCTGGAGGCCTGATCTGGAATGGATCATCAAGCCGAAAAACCTAACGAAAATCATTGAGGGGAAATACCATGTCCAATAACTACAGCATGAGAGATGTGGACTTTGACAGCAGTCCAGAAGGGAAGAAAACTCCAAAGAAGCTATCACCGAAGATTTTTGAACAAGCCTGCAGAGCCAACGGATGCCCTTGTACGGTTTTTTGCGGCCAGCTGACCCAAGGCATCACCGTTTGTGAATTTCACGAAGGCGTTCAAGGCAAATATTTTCCAACGGTGACGGCAGGTCTTCATCGCTTCAAGGATCTTATTGACCTCGCAGAACGGCTCCTTAGGGACTGGCGGCTGATCGACGATTACAACTCGACCTACAACCACCCGCATGTCATCCAAAACCTAACCGAGTATTTCAACGCAATAGGCATTCCGGAACTGGCTCCGAAGACAAACATCCCATGTATTCCTATCGAAGGAAAGCAGCAGTTCCGTGATGAATCGGCCTATGACCTCGGAAACCGGATCAAACGTTGGGTGCGTATCCAAGTAGTCAAGCCCTACATGATCGAGAACTCGGAAGAAAGCCTGAAAGAGAAAACGGTTGAGCAACTGTCTCCGCTCTCGGCTTACGTGAAACAACTCAAACGCAACGCCATCCGGAAGCAACAGGATGACGAGGCTTACTTTTAGGAGGCGGTAATGTCCGGGTGCTGTCTGTACTGCAAATTTGCAGAGTCTTATTGGGTCGATAAGGAAGGGAATAAGCGTCGACCGCCAAAGGCCTCTTTCGGAGACATGAACGTCTACTGCCACCATCCGGATAAAGGTGCTGGCCTCGAGTGCTACCCGATTTCATTTGCTCGGTGCTCGGTTTTTGATCTTGATACGGATGAGCGCATCGAACGCCGGAGGCAATTCTTTTCACAATTCGAGCGATACAGGGTTCATGCAGAACTAATCGCTCAGAGACGATAAAACAACCAGGAGAAAAACATGGAACTATCAACGATCGAAAGTTCGGCCATCATTTTGGTGCTGATCAATCTTGCGGTTTTGTTTGTGGCAGTAATGGCCTTTTATCAAAACTGTGGCCTCAAGATCCAAATCAAATACCTTTGGCTGGCCATTGACGCATTGGAAGAGGAAAACAGAAAACGCAAGCATCAGGAGGGATTATGAGCAAATCACAAAGAACAAAAGGGGCTGTCGGAGAACGCGAAATCTGCGATCTGATTTTTCGAGACCTCGGAATTGAGGTTCATAGGAATCTACAGCAGACACGGGATGGCGGTGCAGACATCAAACTCAAGCCCTTCTCTATCGAAGTCAAAAGACGTGCGGCTATTAGCAACATCTACGACTGGATTGATCAGGCTGAAAGAGGATGTGATTTTCCAGAGCGTCCGATTGTTGTCTGTAGAGCTGACCGAAAAAAATGGCTCGCGATCATGACGATTGATGAGCTGTTCCGCCTCATTCGCGAAGAAGTAGCAGCCGCGGGAGGTAAGTGATGCGAATTGACAGAATCAAGGGAATGGAAGTCGTACGTTGGACTGCGGAGGAATATCAACACATCCACGGTGAATCCATGTCTGAGTGGTTCAATTGGGTTAGTGACTATGTTGACCCGGATGAAGTCAGAAAGGCCACCTTAAAAGCGTGGGGTCTTCTGAAGTTGAACGATCACCTGATTTATGAGGAAAGGGCTAAAAGATGGATATAGAAACAAGCCTAATGATCATCTCAATCACTCAGCTATTCCTTGCTATCGCGATTGTCTTTGTCAGCCTGACCCAGCGGGACATCCGGATGTTTATTCGGAGACTGTCCGCAGGGATCCAGGACCTAATTAACGCCCGCGGAGCTCAAGAATGAGGCTATCTCTTTTTAGCCGGAATGAGTTGGCGGATTCTTGCGACTTGCTTGGCTGGCTTGACCCAAATGTCTACCAGGGAATTGACGAGCTCAGACATGATCTCGGCCAGCTCTTGAGTATCGGTATCAGAAAGAATGTATTTGCCCTTATGAGCAAATTCGTTGCCGGTGTCTCGGCAGGCATCAACCATTTGTCTGACATCGGACGTCATCCCTTTGTTTTTCTCAATGGTGTCGATCTTTTTCCAAAGCAGATCGTCAGGTTTATAGCCGGAAATCTTACTTGTTTCGGCAACGTGGTCTGCGAGCTTCTCCAGGCAGACGCGAAGAAGTACGCAGGTGCAGCGGGGCGACAAATAGATGATGCTTTGCGCCTCGATAAAGTCTTTCTTCACGCTTTCGGGCATCCCTTTGGCCGGCTCGATTCCCGCGGGCGTTGGGTAACGAAGTTCGCCATTTTCCCAAAAGATCAGCCGGTCGCAGGCCTGGCATTTGGTAAGGGCAGTCTTTTCTATTGGCATGACCTCGGCAACATCGGAAATGCCGATGGAAGAATCCGGCCGCATTACAGTGAGGTGCCTGATCGCATCGCTATGAGTAATTGGCGGCTTAATTTTGGAAATAATCGGTAGCGTAAAAATCGCAGTAACAGCCCCGCAGTGCGGGCATTTATAGGAGTTTGACATGACTAATTTCCCGTTTGAGTTGAATAAGCAGGTAAAGCATATCGATATTGTAAAAACCCGCACGGCTTGCATAAACAACGCTTTTACGGCAATCGAGACAGCAAAGCTCACCCTTAGCCGCCTGGAGGAAATGGCCGCCCAAAGAGCGGACGGAAAACTCCTTGATATTCATACCGTAGGCACCACGACGCATGCCCTGCGCGAAAGCGTGGACCGCATTCTTGTGGGCCTGATCGAATCCCAAACAATTCCCGGAGATAATGCTTGATCGATACCCACTTCTACGAACGCTTGGCCAACTGGCGGCGAGTGTATGGCGACAAGCCTGTCAGATGGCGCTCGCCTACAGACACGTTCTGCCGATACGCCAAGTGTTATTTTGAGCGCGCTCCGGAAACCGAAGAAGAAAAGTTCTGGAGGGAAGTCACCGAGCTCAAAGGCCGTGATCCGCTTCTTCCGGCGCCGGACTATTCAGACGCCGAGCTTCTGCAGCGCGCCTGGATGAGTTTGCCGGAGAAAATCGATTCCATACCCGTGAAGCGGGCGGTTAAGGTTTTCGTGTTTGGCACGAATCGCGAGTACGAGCACTATTGCAGAAAGCAAAAGATCAGGCCAAGCGGGGAGCCTGAATGGCGCCGGTCTTTCCTCCAGGCGTTCGCATCCGTGCTCGAGCGCTTCCAGAATGGTGAAAAATAGGGTTAGTACCCATATTAATTTATGATTTAAAATGATAAAGTCAAAATAACAATTGAAACTGTCCTTCCAGGATGCGCAGAATCGCTCTCTAGCGGTCTTTCGCGTGCCCGGAAGAAACGTAGTACGCTTGAGCTGTTTCAGTTGTTGTTGAAAGGATGTACGATTGAAGCAGCTCTTTTGCTTTTATAGACTTAGGAGGTCAGCTTGAAACTCGGAGTTCCCTTCTTTTTCTGTTTTCTGTACGTTTTCTCGCTGATTCTCGATTCCGACGGCAGGCGTCCCCAGATCGTTATCGACGCGATTGGGTACGGCTTCCTGCTTTTCTGTCTCCTGAGCTTGCTTTATTTTCTTGCCGATGCCCTTCTTAATTTGTTCGACAAAGGCAGGAAAGTTTTCGGTCTTAGGCAATCCAAGAAGGAATGAAATGCCGTTAGCCAATGGTTGGGCCTGAAGTATTCCGCCTATTAGAGCCACCATAACGAAGTTGCTTACTTTTTTCCTTTTTCGCGCTTTGACGCGTTTTTGAAATCCCTTGGTGCCGAACTTCAGAATTATTTGGTCCTCGAGTTCTTTTCCGGAGTATTTGGAAAACAGTTCCATAACCTCGTGAATATTCACGTCGCGTCTAAGGTATTTCTTATACTTGGATAGCCGTTTTAGGTTTTCGGTGACGGAATTAACGCGTTGAATTGCGCTTTCAAGTCGATGCCTGAGCTCGGCCGAGGTCTTTGCTTTCTCGGCATCGTGGAAAAGTTCGTGTATCGGGCGGTAAGATTCAACCAGACGCTGAGCGGAGGCCAGAGCCTCGGGGCATGGGTTTTCAACCCGTTTTTTAATCTCGAGGGTTGTTACATCGATAAAAACCTCATCCAAGTGGCGCTGAAAAGTTGCGATGTCCTCGCCGACAAATAAACGGAATTCTTTTATGAAGTCGGATGATGCTTTTGCGGCATCAATAAAAATTTTGTTTCTGTGATAAATCAGCACGTCTGCCGGCAGCTCATAGGGCATGGATTCTCCTTTGGATTGTTACTTGGCAAGAATGATTCTAAGGAAATGCGGGCTGATCGTCCCGTGCAACAACCGATCTTTCTCTTTGAGTAAGTACATGGGGTTTGAGCCGCTCGGTCATTCGCGATCGGGCGGTTTCTTTTTATGGGTTTGCTTTATGAATATCAAAATCCTCGGCCGCGTCCCCGTCCGTTTTAAGGATGGAGTTAAGTGGATCACGGTGAAACCGAACGGCCCCGAAAACAAAGGTACGCCGGTCAAACTGGACGATCGAACCGGAGAGGTTCTTGCAGGCATGGGCGGAAAGTTTAACGGACGCCATATCTCTGCGGCACCCAGAGGCGGCAGACAGGAGCAGCCGGGAGCTCAGGCCGTGATTGAATGGTCTAAAGCGCCCAAGGCTCCCCAGAAGCCTCAGTACACTGGCTCCGACAAATATACGAAAACGGCTAATCTGGTTAAGTCAACGCAGAAGGAATTTACTCCGGACAGCGTAGGTAAGGCGATCAAAGACCTTAATTATCCCTACACGATTGACCTAGATAACAAGGACCAAATTCTCAAAGAGCTCGATAAAGAATATGACCACCTGAGATCCATGGGCTATCCGTATGGTCCGGACGAAGCGGAGAAGGAATATGAGCGCGCGATGAGTTTTCAGGCCGCTCGCAAACGTGTCGATGATATTTTTGAAAAGGACTACGGAGACCTTACGAAAGGCGAGGACGGCCTGGAGCCGGACGAAGTAGAGGACCTTAAAAATCTTTATGCCGAGAGACTTCGCCTTTCTGCTCTGAGGCAGGTTGCCGAGGCCTCTGTCTGGTATACGGACCGGGCAGACTTTAGAAATTCGGATTTTTATAAAGCCCTGGATAAAGCCTCCTCTAAGCTCGGCGATAAGGTTGACGCTTTGGCGGCTCTGCCGTCCAGACGTCCGACAAATCGCAAAAATCGTCTGCTAAAGCAGAAGAAGCTGTATCAGGCGCAGAGATTTACGCGCCAGCAGATACAAGGTATGAAAAAGTTTCAGGCGCAGTTTGCAACGGAGCTTGCAAAGAATGTTAAGCCTCAAATCGCGAAGCTGAATGCGGATTTAGCCTCGGCCACTTCGACGGTCGATGTCGTCACCGCCCTGGAGGCTAGCGGGCTAATGAATACGCCGACTGAAAACTTTAACCTTATGAGTATGGAAACCGCGCGAGGCGTTGGGCAGGCGTACTCCGATATTTGTTCTAAGTTTCCTTTCCTGGCAGGTAATCTAGGGAAGGCTAGACTTGCATCTATCGGGAGCAATACGTACGGAGAGTGCTTCATGCCCTCCGGCTCTATTGATCTAAGCTCCGTTTGGTTTAAAAGAGGAAAAGAGACCGATTTTGCTACTGAGTTTAGCAATAACATGGCTACGCAATTCCACCCCAAAGGCGCCATGTCTAAAGGAGCGGCCTATGCAGTAGCCTCGCATGAGCTAGGTCATGCGCTCGAAGGGCGCATAGAAAAACTAATGCAAGCGGCCGGCGTTGATACGACGGAAAAGGGAAAGAAAAGGTATTTCATTTCCGGACGCATAGCGGATAAAGCACTTTCAAATCTTTCTTTGAAAAACGATCCGGGCGTTATAAAAAAGGAGCTGTCTGAGTACGCAGCCAAGGATACAGCAGAGTTCTTTGCCGAGGCTGTTTCTGAGTACCTCTGTAGCCCTTCTCCTAGACCCCTGGCGGCAGAGGTTGGTAAAATACTAGAACGGATCCTGAAAAATGATTTTTCAGACCTCCATATTGTTTAGGAGAAGGGTATGGCCGAAAAACTTACACCTGAAACAGAAGAGTGCTACAGAAGGGTTCCCGCCTCTTTTCCTTCCGATTGGTTTGACCATAGCGGGCCCGCTTTTGAGGGCCTTAAGCTCAAGAAGGAAGCCCCGGCTCGTGCGCATAGAGAACTGAAAAAATACGATGATTATTGCGAAGCGAAAAGAAAGCAAGGAATCATTGTTTACTAGTAACCGATAACACACTGTAACCGCCCGCGTGGCGGTTTTTTATTACCAAAAACAAACCCCGTCTAGTTAGGAGCTAGGCGGGGTTTTTAGTGTCAACCTAAAGTAGTAGGTCGATATGGGAATTATATCAAAGCACTGTAGGAAGCTGGTTATGGAGATATTCCAAAAGTATCCCATTTGGGCCTTTTGTTTCCGCTGGGGAATCCTTATTTTGATGCTGGCATTTTCTTACAGCCTTATCAAATAAGGAGGCAGCCATGGACGAATGCGAAGCTCCGAAGCGTAAGCAGGGACGCCAAACTAAGTACACGCCTGCCAAGGCCAAAGAGATCTTAAGACGGCTCGCCAGTGGCGAGACCCTGACTTCTATTTGCCGGGATATGCAAATCCCGCCTTCTACTGTTTATCAGTGGACCGTCGACCGGAATGACTTTGCCGTAGACTTCGCGCGCGCGAGAGACTTCGGCGATCAGGTCCTGGAGGATGAGGCCGTCGACATCTCAGACACGATGGAAGAAGCATCTGAGACGATTGATTCGTTCAGCGAGAAACATGGGGCGTCGAGCACAGTCAAGAAAGGCGACGCCGTGGCACATCGCAGGCTCCGGGCAGAAGTCCGGCTGAAAGTTGTCGCAAGACGAAAGGGCGCAAAGATCCAGCTGGATACGAACGGCGCCGGAGGCGAGGGCCTGGCAAGCGTCTACGAGAAAATTAGAGAAGTGGCTAAAGGTAAAAAATGAACGATCCTTTTTCCGAGCTGTGGAGTCCGCACAGATTTAAAGTTTTCTATGGCGGCCGCGGTTCGGGAAAGTCGTGGGCAATCGCTGAGGCCCTGATCGTCATGGCCAATTTGTCGCGACTGCGCGTACTGTGCTCCCGCGAGTTTCAAAATTCGATCGCCGATTCGTCCTATCAACTTCTGAAGGACACGGCCGAGCGCCTAGGGCTGAGCCACCGCTTCGAGTTCCTGGAGACCGAGATCCGACACATAAACGGCTCTCGGTTCTTTTTCAAAGGCTTGCAGCAGAGACAAGCACAGTCGGTAAAGTCGATTGAAGGTGTCGATATATGCTGGATTGAGGAGGGCCAGTCAGTCTCGCAGGTCTCCTGGGAGACACTGATACCGACCATCCGAAAAGCGGGCTCCGAAATATGGGTCTCGTTTAATCCGCTCCTGGCCGACGATCCGACAACCAAATTATTCCTGACCGATGCGCCGCCACCCGGCGCCTATGTCCGGAAAGTTAATTTTGATGAGAACCCGCATTTTCCGGAAGCGTTGCGCCGGCAGATGGAATGGGATCGCAAAAACGACTACGAGAACTATTTGCACGTTTGGGAAGGATATCCTCGCACGATTAGCGATGCGCAGATTTTCCGCGGGCGGTTCACGGTCGAGAGTTTTCCGGACGATCTTTGGCAGAAGGCCGACAGGCTATTTTTCGGCGCTGACTTTGGCTTTGCGAACGACCCGAGCACGCTGGTGCGATCGTTCATGTACGACAATCGGCTGTATGTCGAATATGAGGCTTTCGGCCACGGCGTTGAGCTAGACGAGCTCCCGGCGCTGTACGATTCGATCCCGCTCTCCAGGAGCTGGCCGATTAAAGCCGACTGCTCACGACCTGAGACCATCAGCTATTTGGCTAAGCGTAAAGGATTCAATATCTCGGCCGCAGAGAAGTGGCAGGGCTCGATTGAGGACGGTATCGCCTATCTGAAATCTTTCGACAAGATCGTCATCCACCCGCGCTGTAGGCATACGGCAGAGGAATTCAAGCTCTACAGCTACAAGGTCGACCCTAAAACGAACGAGGTCCTCCCGATCATCGTCGATAAATACAATCACGGCATCGATGCCATTCGATACAGCCTCGACGGCTATATCACACAGGCGGGGCTCGATGAGTTCATTCGCCTGGGCAGAGGTTAAGCATGAAGGTAAACAAGAAACTTTCCCGGACAAAGCGCGGCGGCAGCAAGCAGTTTGCCGACGGGTTTCAGAACCCGCTCCTGCGCATGGGCTTAAATACGAGCACGACGCTCAACGGCAATCGCTACATCCCTGAGTTCAAGTCTTTCCAGCGCAACGAGTTGGAATGGGCTTATCAGGGCTCATGGATGTGCGGGCTCGCGGTTGACGTGGTGGCCGATGATATGACGCGCGAGGGCGTTGAGCTCCAGTGTGACGATCCGGAGGTCGCTTCTGCGATCGATATTGCACTCGACGAATTCCGAGTTTGGGATAGCCTGTGCGACGCTTTGAAGTGGGCGCGTCTCTACGGAGGTTCGCTGGCCGTTCTTCTCATTGACGGTGATGACATGGGCACACCGCTCGGACCGGTTAAACAAGGCGCCTTCAAAGGGCTGCTCGTTCTCGACTGCTGGCAGGTCAACCCGTCGACAGAGGTCGTCCAGGAGCTCGGGCCTAACTTTGGCAAGCCGCTTTATTACCAGGTTTTCGCGGAGCAGAGTGCTATCGATATTCCCGGAGGAAAAATCCATTATTCGCGCTGTATCCGCTTTGAAGGGCGCCGGCTGCCGTATTACTTGCGACAGGCGTATCGCGGCTGGGGCGCGAGCGTACTGGAGCCGCTATTCAACCGAATCGAGATGTTTGATATGGCGACCGAAGGCGCGGCTCAGCTCGTCAATAAGTGTTACCTGCGCTATTACAAGGTCAAGGGCCTGCGCTCCATTCTGACGAATGACGTCGCCAAGAAGGGATTTATGACGCAGATGGAGCATACCCGGCTATTTCAGAGCATCGAGGGCATGACGCTCGGGGACATTGAGGATGATTTCCAGACGATGACCTACACGTTCACGGGCCTCCCCGAGGTGCTCCTTCAATTTGCTCAGCAGATCTCCGGCGCCACGGGCATCCCGCTGGTACGATTGTTCGGTCAGTCTCCGGTCGGATTCAATTCCACCGGCGAGAGCGACATTCGGCTCTACTACGACAATACGAAACAGCAGCAGGAAAAGATGCTGCGCCCGGGCCTAAAGAAAGTCCTGAACGTCATTTATATGAGCGTGACCGGACATGCTCCGGACAAAGATTTCAATTTCGATTTCCGCCCGTTGTGGCAGATGACCAACGAGCAGAAAGGTGCCTTTGCTACGGCCATGGTCGGTGCGATTGTGCAGGCGTTACAGAGTGAATCAATCTCACTGCCGAACGCAATGAAGGAGCTCAAAAAGCTCAGCCCGACCATCGGCCTTTTCTCCTCGATTACCGAGGAGGACATCGACGAGGCAGAGAAACAGGAAAACGAGCTTATGCCGCCAGGAGGATTAAATGCAGCAGCAGAACAAGTTCCGGGAGCAGGCCAAAACGGCGGCTTTGGACCGCTGGTATCGCAAGCGGCTCAAGGCAGTGGCCAAACAGATCGCACAAATAGCACTGGAATGGGAGGGAAGCGACCCGAGCCAGCTCCAGCTCAGTCTGTTTGATTATTCAGTGCGGCTCGACGAATGGGCTCGCTCCGTGGCAGACATCATGCTGCGCCGCGCGGCCTCGGCAGATTACGACACCTGGCTCAGGATTGGCCAAAAGATCAGCCGGGAAACTCGCCGCAAGTTGAAGGACGCAGCCGCCGGGCCGATTTTCAATCGCCTGCGCGAGGAGCAGGTCGCACTGATCCGCTCTTTGCCCATGGAGGCCGCCAAGAAGGCCCAGGAATGGGCCGCTAGCGGGTTATCGGATGGCCAGCGCTATGCCGATATCGTCCAGCGCATCAAAAACGAGCTGGGCGGCGTTACGGAATCCCGAGCGATTTGCATTGCCCGGACGGAGACCGCTAGAGCGCGATCCAACTTCACCCAGGCCAGGGCCCAGGCCGTTGGCTCAACGCATTACGTGTGGCACACGGTTGGCGATAACGCAGTGCGCCCAAGGCATCGTGAGCTGGATAAGACCGTTCATGCCTGGAGCGATCCTCCGATCTGCGACGTCGGCGCAGGCGGCACGCCTATTCGCAGCCATCCCGGATGCGTTTTTAATTGTTTTCCGGGCGATACATTAGTCCGGTTAGACAGCGACATCATCCGAGTTATCCGATCGCCGTTCAATGGATGTGTCGTAGATATTGGTTGCGCCGGTTCTGTCATAACAGCGACACCGAATCACCCAATGCTTACCCAACGGGGCTGGGTGCCGGCAGGCGAAATCAATGAGGGCGACTATCTCCTCCAGGCGTTCGGAGATACAGTCGATATGGTTGAATCCGACAAACAGCGGGATCATGTTCGCATTGCGGATTTGTTTGACGCGTTTTCTGGAGAAGCCGTAAGAACCGCCGGAACACATTTTAATTTCTACGGCGACGTTCCCGATGGCGATGTCGACAGTGCCATTGTCCAAGGGCGATTGTGTCCTGACATCGTAGCCAAGCTCACGGAGCGCGGTGGCTATTTCAAACTCTCCGGGGCCGCGGCTGTAATGAGCGGAGTTGGCCATGATGTTAGCCATGTGCGCGTCCCGCGCGCTCTTGGAGAGGGCCCGGCGATCATCGAACGACATTCTGGCGAAGCGGATGACGTTTGCTTGGGAGCCATTGCGGATAGAAACGTTTGCCTCTTTGAGGCGAGTAGTGATAGTGGACCTGTTGACGCCAAAGCTCTTAGCAAGAGCCAGGATCGATTCCCCGGAAAGGTAACGTCTGATGATTTCGGGGCTGTTCAATTTCTTCCGATTGAAGGCATGGAGGCCGCGGCCACTTCGATACCGCGCTGTATCGACACCAAGGGCGCGGAGTTTCAAAGACAAGACGTCGGGGCTGCAGTCAATTTGCTTGGCGGCATCCGTGATGGTCGAGCCAGACTCTACAAGGGATTTCGCGTATTGAATACGTTCAGACGAGATTTTTCTGGACATGTTTATACCTTAGAGACAAGCAAAGGTTGGTACAGAACAACAATGAATAATTATATAGTAAAAAATTGTCGGTGCTGGCCTGAACCGCTTTTCTACGAGAAGGACAAATGAGAAGGAAATTTCGAGACGGTCGCTTCTTGACCACGGAAAAAATCAGCCCTCTGAAGGAAAAAACTCCAGAGGGCTATTTGTTATGCCGGGACGTTCCGATTAGCCGCGTCGGATCGTTTGAATATTCAGCGGCTGAGGTCGGCTTGCCAAATATCGGCCACGCAGTGCAGGTATGGCGGCCGGAAGAACAAATTTTTAATCCCGAAACGATTGCCTCGTTTGAGGCCAAGCCGGTAGTCATCGGTCACGCGAGATTCGCAGATCCGGACAACTGGCGGGAGATTGCAGTCGGTACGACCCAGAACGTTCGGCGGGGAGAAGGTGACAAATCGGACTTTCTTCTCGCCGATTTGCTTTTGACGGATCGAAAGGCGATCGAGGCAGTCGAGAGCGGGGATTTGAAGGAAGTCTCATGCGGGTATGACGCGGATACGCAGGAAACGCCCCAGGGGATTGAGCAAATTGGCATCGTGGGCAACCACGTTGCTCTAGTGGTATCAGCCCGATGCTCGGGCTGCAAAATTGGAGACGGAAGCATGACAACTAGCTTAAAGACCCGCCTGCGGAAATTGTTCCGCGACGGAAACGAGGACGCATTTAACGAGGAAGTGGACAAGCTCCAGGTTCAGGACGACGACGCACCTGACGCGGCGCCCGCTCCTGCTCCGACACCGACACTTGAGGAGCGCCTGGCCAAACTCGAGGCCACCGTGGCAGCACTTGCTAAGGGCCTGGCTCAGAAGCCCGTGGGCGACGCAGATACGCCGCCTGTGCCGGATGATGACGATGAGTTGATCGATGATCCGGACGCTCAGGCCATCATCGGCGACGCTGAGGCCCTTTGCCCGGGAATGAAAAAGCCTGTGGGCGACGCCAAGGGCGGCAAATTCACACGTAATCAGATCGAGCGCGTTATGCGCACGGCGCTGAAAGGCGCCGGCGTCAAGCAGTTCGGTGATTCCTCCGAGCTCGACGGCAAGGCGCTGGATATCGCCTTCAAGGCGGCAGTCGCTATGTCCAAGTCCGGAAAGAATCCGAGGGCCAGCGGTACACGCTACGGCGACAGCGCTGAGGATTCAGTCAACTCGATCGCATACGTCCAGAAAAAACTTAACGATTTTTGGGGAGCTAAATAATGTCTCAGTTCATTGGCACATCTATGCCTCGCGGTTCTGCCGGCGATATCACTCGCGGCATGTTTGACTACACAACAGAAGTCAAACAGAACGACACAACAACTCCGGTCGCCGATGACGGCGTTCTGGTTTCTCTGACCGCAACCGGTAAGGCCACTCCGGCCACTGATGCCTCCAAGGTCTACGGCATCGCAGTTCGCGACTATCGCCAGGTGGGCCCTGATGGAAAGGCCTGGCCGAAAGACGCCTTTGTCTGCATCCTGCGCCGCGGCTACGTTGCCGTGCGTGCGGCAGGTACTCCGGCGCCGGGAGGAGCTGTCTACTTGGACGCCGCAAACAAAGGCGTTACAGCCACTAAGGCGGGAGACGCCACGGCTATTCCTAACTGCGTCTTTATGGGCGCGAAGGATGACGCGGGCCTGGCCGAAATCGCATTCAACATCTAATAGGAGCAAAAAATGGTAAGACGTTTTGCTGACGCTGAAACAATTTCCGCTACCGGCGCATTCCTGGTCGGTGAGCTCGAGCGTCTCGATTCCAGAATCTATGAACCGATCGCAGATTTTACGTATGGCCGCGATATCGACCTGCGCAACGATGTGACGATCGCCGATGAGGTTTCTTCTTTCATTCAGTCCGAATACATGGGCGGTTTCGGCGGCACAGGCGCGGGTAAAAAGTCCTTCATTAAGGGCCCGGATTCCACGCCCGCCCGCGTTTCTGTTTCTCTGAAGAAGGTAGCCACGCCGCTGACACTCTGGGGCATGGAAGTCGCTTACACGATTTTCGAGCTGCAGAAGGCCATGCAGGCAGGTCGCCCGATCGATGCGCAGAAACACTCTGCTATGCGCATGAAGCATCAGCTCGACATTGATACTCAGGTCTACGTCGGTGACGACGAGATAGGTGTTAAGGGCCTGCTCAACTCTGACCAGGTAACGCATGAAAATGTCGGCACCTGGACCGATTCCACGGATGTAAAGACCGTTATCGGCTACTTCAATAACATCCTGGAAAAAGCCTGGAAGGCAACGCAGTACAACCGCATTCCGAAGAACCTTTTGGTTCCTCCGGCTATTTTCGGCAAACTGGTGAGCACACAGCTGACTAATACCGAAATGAACCTGCTGCGCTATGTTGAGGCTAACAACCTCTCTGTAGCCAATGGCGGTACGCTGACCATTCGCCCTGTGCGTTGGCTGGCTGATACGACATTGTTCTCTACGCCGCGAATTGTGGCATACACAAAAGCAGAGGACGTGGTCCGCTTCCCGCTGGTTCCGATCGCCTCTCTCCCGGTTCAGTACCGCAATTTCGAGCAGGCAGTTCCGTACTTTGCAGCACTCGGTGGTGTCGAGTTCGTGCGTCCGGAAATGGTTTACTACGCCGACCTGGCAGCAGGTTAAGGAGGCTTTATGAAACGAATTTCAGTTCGTTGTCCGCTGGTGCTGAATATGGGATCTCAGCAGTTCGAATTTAAGCCGTCACAATCCTATGAGGTCGAGGACGCAGTCGCGGCTCAGCCGTACCTGCAAGCACACCTTGCCACGTTTATCGACATCACGCCGCCGGCAAAAGAAAAGCCGGCTGCGGAAAAGGTCGAGGAACCTGCCGAGGAAAAGGCTGAGCCGGTAGTGGAGGAAAAACCGGCGCCAAAGAAAAATGCGAAAAAGACCACAACTGTGAAGGAGGCTGAAAATGTTAAACCAGCCTCTGACGCTTGAGGAATTTCGCAAACTTTTTCCGGAGATCGATTCGGACAGTTATCCGGACATAGCGGTTAAAGCTCGATTAGCTTTAGCCGCTAAATTTTTCTCAGAGGAAAGCTGGCCAGATCCCGAGATCCGGGCGCACGTCATGGGGCTGTATACAGCCCACTATCTGAAGCTCCAAGGGTCTGCCGCTGACGGCGGCAACGGCGGAGACACCTCCGCACTGGCCCAGGTCACTTCGATGTCTGTAGACGGTGCATCTGTGAGTTACGACACCTCATCCTCGTCCGAGGAGGGCGCCGGCTCATGGAATCTCACCGCCTACGGCCGCGAGCTGTGGCAGCTTATTCAGTTGTTCGGAGCAGGGGCCAGGCAGATATGAAAAAGACGATCTCTGTTTCCATTGTGCGGCATGACGGCGAGTTGAACCAGGCACTGAAGCGTCTGGCGAAAACTGCCGTTTATGTCGGCATCGCGGCAGGCTCTAACGACGATACGCGAAACGATGGCGGCCCGAGCAACCACCTTTTGGGCTTTGTGCATGAGAACGGCTCTCCGGTGAACAATATTCCGCCGCGACCGTTTCTAGTTCCGGGCCTGGAGGCGAATCGGGAAATGATCGTCGACGGTCTTAAGGGCGCCATGGACTGCGCGCTCAAGGGCGACGAGAAAAAGTGTGGCCAGACACTCGAGCGCCTGGCGATTCGCTCGGCCTCGGCGGTCAAAAGCTACATGCAAACGGCCGACTTCGAGCCGCTCAAGCCCAGAACAATCGCAAACCGTAACCGCTCGCGCCTTACCCAGGGCACCCGCGAGAACGAGATGGAAGGCGTGGGCATCCGGCCATTGATTAACACGGGACAGTTACGCGACGCCATTGACGGCGTTGTGGTGGAGGAATGATGGCGACTTTAGACGTTGAACGTGTAATCCGATCTCCTTTGTTTACTTCGCCCTGCAAGCTGATTCATTTTGTCGAGGGCCTGGACGAGTTCGGTAATCCTACGTGGACCGAAGGTGAAAGTACGGACGTTATGGCCGTCATCACGGCCGACACAAAGACCATCTCGAGATTGCCGGAGGCGCTCCGGCGCGAGGGCACGATCCTAGTGCGTTTCATGATTGCCGATATGCCCGCGGGCTTCGGCGGCTCCGGGAACGATGAGGTCGAGTGGCGCGGCAAGCGCTTTGTCGTCAAAGACTGCGCGGATTACTCGCAGTTTGGCAAGGGCTTTTTGCGGCTGACTTGTTGGCCTGCGGAGGTGAGCGATGGCAGTTACTGATAGCCGGACGGCCGGAGCATTACGCCCGACGGGTTCGGACAATGAGACAGGGCTGATGGACCCGCTGCGCCAGTGGATCTCTGAACTTATTGGCTTGCGGCTCGATCTAGTCCGTGCCTCCTGGCGTCCTAAGCCTGGTACTCAGCCGGCGCTAAAAGCCGACTGGTGCGCACTGGCGCTCAAAAGCCTGGACACCACGCCTGTCTATCTCGACGGGCGCAAGGGCGATCCATCGCTTCCGCTTTCCGGGGATCAGACTTCCGTGGTGCACGAGGATTATGAGCTTGTGCTGAGCTTTTACGGTCCCCGAGCTCTATTCCTCGCGCAGAGATTCAGAGACGCGGCGCAGATCGGTCAGAACCGCTCACTGCTGCGACAGTCAGGGCTCACGTTAAAAGCGATTGATTCGCAGGCCATGCGCCTTCCCGATCTTGTTTGCGAGACGTGGGTCGACCGATATGACATGACCTTCCACGTTGCCCGGAAGGTTTCAAGAACTTACGGCGTTCGCACCATTGTCGGTGCCGATGTCGACTTTTATACAGAACGAGGTAAATTATGAGCGTTGCTCCTACATTACCGGTCTCCGAAGTTGTAAACGTCACGATCGAAATGTCTCCGGTCGCGGCCGCACTTCGCAACTTCGGGGCCATGTTAGTGCTCGGCACCAGCGATGTCATTGACACGGACGAGCGCCTGCGCACCTATTCGGGCGTGGAGGGAATCGCCGCCGATTTTGGAACTGATGCGCCTGAGTATCAGGCCGCGATCACTTTCTTCGGCCAGTCACCCCAGCCCTCTCAGCTGGTTGTCGGCCGCTGGGCTAAAACAGCAACTGCCGGGCTTTTGCGCGGCCGTATGCTTGCAATCTCTCAGCAGCAGATCGCTGACTTCGAGAAAATCACATCCGGATCTTTCACGGTCGAAATCGACGGTTCTTCTGTCTCGGTTTCCAGCGTCGATCTGAGCTCCCAGAGCAATTTGAACGGCGTAGCAACTCAGATTACAACCGCGCTGGCCTCAAAGGGCACCTGCGTATTCGACGGTACGAGATTCATTATCAAATCCGCCACCACGGGCGTGAATTCTTCCGTCGCAAACGTTTCTTCTACCGAGTTGTCTAAGCTCATGGGCCTGGATGCCGGAACGACTAAAGTCAATGGCACGGAAGCTGAGGACCTGGTCGACGCGGTAACGGCCTGCCTGGATTACACCAACTGGTACGGTCTTTATGTGTGCGGAACCGACTGGACGGACGCGGATGCCTTGGAAGTCTCTGCGCTCATCAATGCCGCGCGACCCTCTCGTATCGTGTCCTGGACGTCGCAGAATACGGGCGAAATGGATTCTACAAATAGCACCTCGCTGGGCTCTAAGCTCAAGGCGCTGGGCTATAACCGCACGATCTGTACGTTCTCCAGCACCAGCGACACTGCCGGTGTCTCGGTCCTCGGACGCATGAGCACGATCAATTTCAAGGGATCGAATACCACGATCACTCTGAAATTTAAACAGCTCCCGGGTGTTGTTGCCGAGAACTTGAGAACGTCCCAGTCGCTGGCCCTGAGAAACAAAAACGTCAACGTATTCGCGGCATTCCAGAACGACACTTCCATCTACAAGGAAGGCGTCATGTCCGGAGGCTGGTTCATTGACGAGACCCATGGCCTTGACTGGCAGCAGAACCGAGTGGAAACCGATCTTTGGAATCTGCTCTATACGACTACGACCAAGATCGGCCAGGACGAAGCGGGCATGACCGCAATTTTGGCGACGATCAACAAGTCGCTTGACGCGGGCGTCCGAAATGGTCTCATCGCCCCGGGCGTCTGGAACGGCGATTCTTTTGGTTCTCTCCAGAAGGGCGACACGCTCACCTCAGGATATTACGTCTACATTCAGCCGCTGGAAGAACAGGCGCAGAGCGATCGCGAGGCCCGTAAGGCACCTCCGATCAAAGTGGCTATCAAATTGCGCGGCGCAGTTCACTTTATTGACGCCACGCTCACGATCAATCGATAAGGAGAAACAGGATGGCAACTTATTCCTTTATGGATGTCACTGCGACATTCGCAGGGCCGACCGGCGTGATCGATCTCGGATACGGTTCCGCGGCCTCCAAAGAAGGTATTTCCGTCGAGTTCAATCAGCCCCGGAACAATATGACGCCGGGCGCAGATGGCGAGGTTATGCATTCTTTGAGGGCAGACAAAAGTGGAAAACTTACGATTCGGCTTCTTTATACCTCCCCCGTGAACGCAAAGCTCAAGGCTATGTTTAACGCCCAAAGTTTGAGTTCGAGCGCCTGGGGCAACAATGTCATCACCGTCCTAAACAAAGGCAATACGGACACGATCGTGGCCAGAAGCGTCGCATTCCAAGGCTTGCCAAGTCAGACCTTCGCCGAGGACGGCCAGCCCGTTCTTGAATGGGGCTTTGACTGCGGCAAAATTGATACTCTTAGCGGGACTTACTAATGGACAAACTCGTACCTCAAAAATTTACATTGCAGGGGCATGAGTACATTGTCGGGCGGCTCGACCTTTTTGAAGCTATGAAGCTCCAAAAGCGGCTCGGGCCGCTGATGCCCACGGCATTCAATAATGTCCTCTATGGCATGTGGACAGCATACGGAAAATCCATGCCGGAATCCAAAGCGACATTGAGCGACAAACTGACCGAGTTCGGTACGTTGCTCGCGGTCTGTCAGCCGCTCCTGGATCGCATTGCGGCCATGCCGGACGCGGATTTCGACTACTGCGTGCGCACTGCGCTGGGCGTAGTTGAGCGTTGCTCGGAGGATGGAAAAACCTGGACCCGAGTGTATTCGGGCGGCACGCTGGCGTTCGATGACATCGATTTCACAACCACATGCGTATTAGTGAGCGCTGTCGTACAGCGTGAGCTTCGCCCTTTTATCGACGCTTTGAATCTTTAACGTTCGCTCATAGCGTCGAAAACAGTCAGCAGGAACCGAGCCCGTTCAGAAGTCTTCCTGATGGCCTGGATTTCCTGATGCGTCCTGTTTATCACGGGATGATCAGCTATCTGGACCTGAAGGGTGACGATCTGACACTTGAGGACATCCTGCTAATGAACGTTTATATCGACAACCAAAAATACAACGAATTTGTTTTAGAGAAGGAGCGCAGCCATGAGTAGCGTTCTCGCCGGTTTCCTCGTCCGCTTAGGCTTTGTGGTCGATAAAGACGAGCAAGCCAAGTTTCAAGCCTCAATCGACTATGCCGGAAAGCGCATGAAGGAAATCGCTATGCGAGGCGCTGCCTTAGGCACTGCGTTCACAGCGGCATTCGCTAAAAGCACCCAGGAAGTCAACCGCTTTTATAACCTTACGAACCAGGTGGGCGGATCTGTCCGAGGTTTGAATAATGTCGCTTCAGCCGTGGCCAAGGTCGGAGGAAATTATGATCAGGCTGCCTCAAGCATCCAGGCGTTTGCCAATAAACTGACGTTTACGCCGGGGATGGATCAGTACATCAAGAACCTGACGGGCATTGACATTCGGGACAAAAACGGCCAGCTAAGGGAATATAGCGATATTCTTTTGGACCTCAGAAAACGCTGGGAAACACTCGGGGATGCGGCCGGGCGAAATGAAGCGGCCATGATGGGGCTGGACGGTATTTATGCCGACGTTATGAAAAAGGATTTTGCCGCCGAGCTCCAAAAAACAAATAAACAGCAGGGCGAGCTGGCTGACATGGTCGACAAGTCGGCGGATTCCGTGCATCGCCTCTCAAACGAATTTTCACGCACCTGGGAGATTATCTCCATGGGGAGCCAGGCCGCTTTTGGTACGCTGACCGATAGCCTCGGTTTGGATAAGGTTGCCGAAAAGTTTAATAAAACACTCTCGCAAGAATTGCCCGCATGGATCCAGACGGAAAAAAACATTTGGGATCAGTCTCACGGCTTCGGCGACTATCTCAAAAACTTCTTTTTTAAAGCCGACGAATTTCAGGATGCTGAGCGTTACAAGCGCCACCTCATGGACGATGAGCAGGTGCAGGCGTTCCTGCGCAAAAAGTACACCAAACAAAAATCTGTATTGGACGATGAGGCGGAGGAGGGCGTGAGCATCGTGGACGATTTCGATAAAAAGGGATTCGAGGAGGAGCTGGCTAGGTATCGAGCTGCAGGCTCGAAGGCGCCGGCGAAACCCGCGCAGACAGAAGCACCTCCGGCGTCGGGGAAAATGACGCGAGGGCTACGAAACAACAATCCGGGCAATATGCGTCCGGTATCGCGAAATCAGGCAAATGATGGGGCTTTTACGATTTACCGCACGCCGGAAGAAGGCTGGGGCGCGCTGGGCAAGCAGCTCAAGGCCTACGCTAATGCCGGGCTGGATAACGTCGCGTCGATTATCTCTAAATACGCGCCGTCCAGCGAGAACAATACAGGCGCTTATATCCAGTCAGTGACCGCCAACATGAGCAAACGCCTAGGCTCGGATGTCGGCGCGCTGACACGCCTCGACCTGAGTGATCCCCGTGTGCTTAAGGCGCTCATGCAGTCGATCACGGAGCATGAGAATTTCCGGGGCGCCTCTCAGTATTTCGAAGGCGCCTCTTTTGATAAAGAGGTGCTCGCCGCAGCGCAGTCGCAGTGGAGATCTAAGGTCGTCAATGAGAGGGACAAAATCCCGTCTCGGGGTAATGTCGTCGTGAACCAAAACATAACGATCAACGGGGCAGATAATCCGCGCGCTGTCGGCCAGGCCGTGGCGCATGAGACCCTGCTGGCACAGAACCGATACGGCCAGCGCAATCTTAGCTAAGGAGGAAATATGCCCTCTTTACCTTATAGTCTTGAGGCTCTGCTTCTAGGTCGAAAACGAGAATTTGCTGGAATTATTCCGGACGTCGTGGTTAGCGAGGAGCACGAAAACGAGGTCGTGGTTACGCGCCATCCGGTCGATACTGGCGCGAATGTTTCGGATCATGCGTATCAGATGCCGACGGTGATTAATTGCCAGTTCGGCTGGTCCGATTCCTCAAGGCTTCTAAATTCGATTCTGGATTTTTCGATTTTTAAGGGCCTGACCACGACGAAAGACGTTTATGAGAAGTTGCTTGAGTTACAGGCCAAACGGGAGCCGTTTTCGCTCTCTACAGGCAAGAAGCAATATCCGGCAGTCATCATCACGAAGTTGAAAACAACGTCGACCGTCGACACGGAAAGTTCCCTAGTAGTGGACATCACTTTTGAGGAAATCCGATTCGCCCGGACAAAAGAAGTCACGTTGCAGGAAGCTCAGCAAAAGAATCCTCAGCAGACGGCCTCTGTTAATCAGCGTGGCACCTCGCAACCAGTATTAACTACAGCGGGGAATCGGCCATGAGTATTTATCAAATTCCCCTTAGTACTGGCGCCCAGAGCTTTTCCATCCGGCTCGGCGAATATAACTACCGCATGACGCTGATTTATCGGGATGCGGATTGCGGCGGCTGGTTTTTAGATATGGTCCGAACGGACGGCTCTGACGCGCTTCACGGCCTCCCGCTGGTGACAGGTGTCGACCTATTAGCACAGTTTGGCTACAAGCGTATGGGCGGCGCGCTCTGGTGCGAGTTGCCGAAGCAAGTCAAAAACTATGAGCCGACGTACTCAGATATGGGCCAAACGCTGAGCCTTTTTTGGAGTGACGAATGAGCGAAACAGACAATAATCGCCAGTGGCTGAGATATTTTCGCCTCGTTGTGGCAGTCGATAAAGACAATCAGCAGGCGATTGACCTGAGTGAATTTCGATGCAAATTTCGAATTTCTCAGGCTGTAATCGGTAAGCCCTGCACGGCCGAAATCACGGTTTACAACGTCTCCCAGGAAACAGTAAACCGCCTCGGTATCGGTACAAACGTCATCGAAAACCAAGGCATGCGCGTCATTATTGAGGCGGGCTATCAGAACCATCACGGCATTATTTTCCAAGGCGATCTATGGTGGAAATCCGTCGGCCGCGAGAGCGAAACTGAAACCTTCATGCGCCTGGTAGCCGCTACCGGCGACAGGGCGAGGCAATATGCCGTGGTTAATGTCTCGGTTGCCAAGGGTGCCTCTCAGCGCGAGATCTTTGACAAGGTCGTCGCGTCCATGAAAGAAAAGGGCGTTGACAGTAAGCAGCTCCCAAAAATTCAATTCATGGATTCCAGGCTCCCGCGCGGAAAAGTCATGTTTCGGATGGCTACCGACGCCATGAACGGTATCGCCGATACAAATAATTTTGATTGGGGCTACGGCGTTGACGGCCTTGTCGCCATTCCTAAAACGCCGACATACGATCCGAATGAGAAGGTGATCGTCCTTAACGCTGATACCGGTTTGATCGGCCGCCCCACGCTTGACGAGGACGGCCTGGACGTCCAGGCGCTACTTAATCCGAACCTGGAGATCGGCGCCAAGATTCAAATCGATAACGCCTCGGTACAGCGAAACAACTACGACACAACGGTGTCCGAGGACGCGGTTACGAAAAATCAGGCGGTAACGGACGCATTCTTATCGGCGGATGGCGTGTATCAGGTGATTTCCCGCGAGCACGTGGGCGACACGCGCGGGGAGGATTGGTACACAAATTTGATCGTCGTGGGCGTTAATTCAGCCAGCAGACCGATTGCTCCATCTGTTTTTACATACACATCGAACTGAGGGCGCTATGGATTCAACCGCAACAATTTTTGACCCGAATCGATTCTCCGAGAAGGCTACAAATAGCCGCTTGACCCAAGTATGGACCGCACTCCCGGGGATCATCCAGAAGTTCGATGCGGGCGCGCTGACCTGCGAAGTTCAGCCGGCGATTAAGGGCCGCATCACGCAGGAGGATGGCTCTATCCAGCTTGTAAATATGCCGCTTCTCTTAGACTGCCCTGTCGTGTTTCCCCACGGTGGCGGCTGCTCCCTTACGTTCCCGATTAAGGCAGGCGATGAGTGTTTGGTCGTTTTCGCTTCCCGGGGAATTGATTACTGGTGGCAGCTAGGAGGCATTCAGCCGCCTCCGGAAGCAAGAATGCACGATCTATCGGATGGTTTCGTTATTCCCGGCCCGTGGTCCCAGGCTCAAAAGATCAGCGGCGTGAGCACCAGTGCTGTGCAGTTGCGTAGTGACGACGGTGCGGCCTTCATTGAGCTCAATCCCGGCAGTCATAACGTGAAATGCGAGACACCCGGGGACTTTTCCGTGAAGTGTAAAAATTTTACGGTAGAGGCCTCAGCCAGTGCCAGCATTAAAGCCCCGGCGATCCAGCTCGAAGGCCCGCTGACCAATACAGCAGGATCGGCTGCGAAGATGGCGGGCGGCGTGGAAACCGACGCAGACGTTACTGCCGCAGGTATCAGTCTCAAGTCGCACGTCCATTCCGGTGTTTCTACAGGCTCCAGTAACACGGGAGGGCCTAAATAAATGAGAGTAAGGCGAACAACGGCCGACGGCGATATTTGCTTCGGCCACAATGCAAACGATTATTTAGTCAACACGCCCGAAGCCGTCGCGCAAAATGTCCGGACACGCCTCGCGCTTTGGCAAGGGCAGTGGTTTATCGACACCGATGAGGGAACGCCCTATCTGCAGCAGATTTTAGGCAAGCAAAGCGCGGCTGATCTCGTAATCAAAAGCCGCATTTTGGAAACCCCGGGCGTTCAGCAGATTGACGAATTTGAGGCGGTGCTTGACCCGAACACTCGGCGCCTGACCGTACAGGTCAAGCTCAGCACGGACTACGGTCCCGCAAGTATTAACGGAGAAATTACATGATTGATGATCCGGTTTTTTTAGTTACCGAGACAGGTATCTCAGCTCCGTCCTATGAAGAAATTTACGAGTACCTAAAGGGCCGCATGCGGGCCATTTTTGGTGATGACATCAATCTGGACGCTGACACCCAGGACGGCCAGATGGTCGGCATTGTGGCGGCTGCTATCTCGAACGTGAACGCTCAGGCGATCGCGGTTTATAACGCATACAATCCGACCACAGCCAAAGGCGTAGCACTGGATTCTGCGGTCAAGGTCAACGGCATCACGCGGCAGGCCGCATCACACTCCCAGGTTGATCTTCGGATCGTTGGCCAGGCCGGGACGCATATCGTCAACGGCGTGGCCCTGGATGAGGCGGAGAACAAGTGGAATCTTCCCGCCGACGTTGTGGTGCCGCCTGCCGGCGAAATCACTGTAACGGCAATTGCTGCAGAAGAAGGAAACATTCAGGCACCTGCCGGGACTGTCAACCGTATCGGAACCCCGACGCTCGGCTGGCAAACCGTGGAAAATATTCTCGCGGCCGAGCCCGGGGCGCCGGTACAAACCGACCTTGAGCTTCGGTTGCAGCAGTCAAAATCGACCGCGCTCCCCAGTGTGTCTCTGTGGGAGGGCATTATCGGCAGTTTGCTGACCACGGCAGGCGTGCGACGTGTTAGTGGCATTAAGAATGACGGCGATACCCCGACAACTGAGGGCGTCCCCGGACATTCGATCGCGATGATCGTCGACGGCGGGGAAGTGGCCGATATTGCAAAAACGATTTTCTTAAAGAAGGGTGAAGGTGTCGGAACCTATGGCTCCACGTCGTACAACTATCTGGACACTTATGGCTTCCCTAATACGATTAAGTTCTCGCGTCCGACGGTCGTGCCGGCTTATTGCAAACTCACAATCTCGCCAGCCGTCGATTATCTCTCTAGTGCCGAGGAGGAGATCAAGGCTCGGATCGTCGCTTACATTAACTCCCTGGACATCGGCGAATCTGTAAACATCGCCCGGGTACTTGCCAGCGCTGTAAAAACAGATGCCGGGGTAGTGGACGAGCGCTTTAGCGTTGAGGCCATTACGCTCGGCCGCTCGGCCACGGTACAAACTGCTGCCAGTCTCGCAATTGCGTGGAATGAGGCGGTTTCATGCGCTCCGGAAAACGTGACGGTGGAGGTGCAGACATGAGCGATGCAAATCGTTATACCGAGCTGATCGCCGGAGCGCATTTTGACAAACCGAAGTATCAGCAATTTATTTATGAGCTGACCGAACCGCTGAACGAAGCAAGAAAACGTTTGGCGGTTTTTTATAAGCATTTCGACGTTGACACTGCTGTAGGCGTCCAACTGGACGCGGTCGGCGTGCGGGTCGGGATCTCCAGGCGCCTGCCTATGAAGTTGGTCGGCGTCTATTTTGCCCTGGACGATGTCGATGGTGTCGGTTTCGATAAAGGCGTCTGGAAGGGCCAGTTTGACCCGTCCGACGGCATGGTGACGCTTGACGACGAAACTTATCGCGCAGTGATTAAAACGAAAATCCTCGCGAATAAATTCGACGGCAAAAACGAATCGGTCCCCGAGTTTTTAAATACCGCTCTCGGATATTTCGGTGTCCCGGCAAAGCTCTTTGACTTCCAGGGTCAGCAGAATATGCACGTGGTGATCAATCTCACGAAAGCAGAGACGCCGCCCATCGCTTGGGAGCTCATAAGCCGCCGACTAATCGACATCGTGGCGGCAGGCATCGGCATGCAGATTGTCGACAACGTGCCTTACTTCGGTTTTGACTATGAAACGGCCTCGATCCAGGGGTTTGATTCCGGTCACTTCTTCCCGTTTGAAAACTAAACATTCATTTATCTCATCAGCCTCGCAAACAGCGGGGCTTTTTTTATGAGTTTAAAAATGGCAACTAATAATATTCTCGGTTTTTGTACAGGCGCTAATCCTAACGTCACCTCTGTCGCAAATTGGCAAGCTAAGCCGTCGAGAACGAGCGGCTTTGTTTCCGGTATCGCTATTTCTTCGGACATTAACGCGTCTATCGCTGGCGGCGCAAACATCGCTCACGCAGTCGGCGAATTTATCAAGAATCAGCTTAATGAAGATGTCAATCCGACGGACGAAACGGCGCTCGTAAGTCAGTTTTTACGCGCTTTACAAATTTTTATTCAGCGCGGCGGCGCCTGTCCTGTAGGTTCGATTATTCCGTATCTTGGCGGTGAAGTACCTTATGGATGGTTATTAGCAAACGGCGCCTCAGTGCTCAGAACGCAGTATCAAAAGCTATTCGGCGTTATCGGTACTAAGTTCGGCGCGTCTGACGAAGCACATTTCAATTTGCCCAACTTGCATCACCGCTTTATCGAAGGTACGACAACGCTTAGCGAGGTGGGAAGCTACGTCGAGGCGGGATTACCGAATAAACAGCGGCTCTTTTTCTTATCTATATACCACAGACGCCGGATGGAC